GGAACTATCCCAACAAGTAATAACCCTGCGTTTGGTAATAATCCTGCAATAGCATCGGATAAGTGCTATTATTTATTTTTGATTAATATTGATTGGAGAAGAGACAAAATTGGGACTAATGGGCTAGGAGAACTTAGAGAGAAGTTAACCTTTGCTCAAAGGGCAGCATTAATTGCGGCGGGAATTACTCTTCCTGATTTTGGTGGTTCTATAACTAAAACCTGTTTATGTATGGGCCTTGAGGAGGCTTTAACGCTACCCCAAATACTTAAGCGGTTTCGACTCCCCTCTCCCCCCAATGCGGATTCAAACAGTGCAGAAGGGATGATGATTATTCCACGCGATTGTGATTGCGGAGGTTTTTTTAGTCGGAGCAAGTGTGTAGGTCATGAAGAGTTTGAGATACTTGGACCAGGAGGACAGCCTTTGAATATTAATACTGGATCCTGGGTTACTTCAACTGGTGATACCCGACAGTTCCCAGGTGGTCATAAGAAAGACATTTTACAAGATATAATAAATACAGAACTAGCGAATTCTCTTCCGTGTTGTACTAAAGATAAGAAGTCTAATAGTTCTTCTACAAGTCTCGGTAACTAACCTACATATGGTATGAATAATTTCGGATCAGGTGATGGAAAGGGATCTTTTGGGTTTGGGGGGCCTCCTGGAGGTCCTATAACTACTGGTGGTGGGGGAGGTTTTGGAGAACCAGAACATTGTAATCTACAAGTTTCACTGACGATAAAAATTCGACATGGGCAAGCCCCAGTCCCGACCCTTGTTGGAACTCTTCCTATATCGAGAACAACTATGCAAGTAACCTTGTATGTTAACACCCTTTGTGAGAAGAAAGCAGTGGAAACGAAAAGTCTTATGTATGTCACGCAGACACCACTTGGGGGGAGCAGAGGTGTTAGTGTCGCTGATCCTAAAAATAAGGATATTTGTGAAGCTTTTGATGGTATTGAAATTACGAAAATGTTAGATCCTGATGATCTAACAAAATTATTTAAAGATTTATCTAATGAGACCAGCGAAATACCGGGTTTTGAGTTTAGTAAGTTTATGAAAAGTCTGTGTTCAAATTCTGGTGCTGGGGGGAGGGCGCGTTACGATCTTACCTTAATATGTTCTAGGAATATTGGTATTTGTGAAGAGAAAGGATCTCAGTCTTATGTATCAGATATTTTTGGGGCAGCTACGGCATCCCCAGTAAAATGCAATGAAAAGTTAGAGATTTTTATTGATATCCCAGGGCCAATCAATATACCTTGGGACTATATAGGACCGCGAAAAGCTGACATAAATCCCTGCAAGCTTTCTGCTCTTCTGGACTGTTGGGAGGCGCATCCTGATGCAAGTACTACTATTCCTATCGGTAATCAAGTCTCAATAGGATCTGGACTAACAGCTAATCCGCTACCTCAAAGCAATATTAATGAGGCAGCAGATAAAACTTTAGATGTTCTTAAATCAAAATGTGATGCGGCTAGTAGACGCTAACCTATATATGGTATGAGAGATACAAATAACATTAATTTTGGAAATAGGTGGGGTGGAAACTCATTTGGTAGTCCTCCACCTCCTGGGGGTGGTGGTAGCCAAGGTGGAAGTTTCGGTGATATTAATATTAATGCTTGGTGTTACACAATGACTCGGAGTTGGGAATTAGTATTAACTCATATCCCCGACCCCGCCCTTATGTGCAATTGGAATATTCAATGGTCTAATCAGCATAAAATTATCCAAACCACTTTGTACCCACCTCCTGGGTCAGATCCCGACTGGTGGGGTCCACAAGATTTTGATTGTAACAATGTAAACTGTCCCCAATCCTTTACACCTGGAAGCCCTACTATTACAATTGAGGGTGCGGGTGGAAGAGGGCTCTTTAACCCTGCACCTAACGGTGGTCAGGATCCAGTTACAGCTTGTAATTTACGGGGTGGGCCTAATCAAGATCCTGGGGGAGGTGGGGGCTATCTAGGTCCCTTCGGTGAAACTAGTAGACATGCGGTTGTAAAAATGAAGAAGGTGGACACGATTACGGGGTGTGAGGAGTACATAAGATCGTTCATCCCTTGGGGGGGTAGCGATGATGTGTTCAATGGTGGTTCCAATGCGACCAACGCAATCGCTTTGGTGAGTATTGCTAATGATTTATTTTGCGAACCTCAAAATGATCTCGCTTCTGATTGGCTCGGAGGGCTAGGTGGCTACGATATCCCTGGTTATGAGGGAGACGAGTTTAAAGAGGAGGCTGAAGACATATTTAGAAAAATTCTTGATTGTTTTTGTCAGATCGAAAGAGAGACTGATCCTGCTGAGAAAGAAAGAATGATTAATAACATGGTAAGAAAAATGAATGAGTGTGCAGGTAAGTGGAACAAGGCGGCTTCTACGGCAGACCAAAAAGCGGCTCTTGGTTATGATCCTAATGCTTTAGTCCCAATCATTTCTAACGATCCCAGGGGGACGAACCAAGCAGAAGCAGTTGAGGATTTAACGAGTATAGAATATCAGAGATGCTTAGGCGAGATTGTCGATTTCTGTGCTGACTAAAAAGAATCCTTGAAAAAGTTTATAACAATAACCTAAAAACATCCTACATATGTTAGGGGATGGAAATAAAAAATGGGAAACACTCAAATGGTAGATGAAAGAGGTTATATTGATGTCACCTCTGCTTTGAAGCTTAAAGAGGCTGAGGGCAGGGTTGAAGTAGAAAAGCTTCAAGCTGAAGCTGATTCTAGATTCAGGGAATTGCTAATTAAAGAGAGTGCTAAAGAAACTGCTTCTAAGCACCTAGCAAAGTTTGCTGGTCTTTATTTATTGATTCTTGTCCTAGCTTTCATTGGAAGTATTAAATTCATTCCATCAGAAAGCATAGCGGTCGTGGCGGGATTAATCACATTGGTAGTGACGAGTCTGAGTACTATCTTAAAGGGAATCGTGGAAAATGGGCACGGGGTAGACGAATTACCAGGAGATAAGAAATGAATCCTTTCTGGGCATTACTATTCAAAGACAGGTTTAGAACACCTTTCTCAGTCTATAAGATGAGTTTAGCGGAAGTTGTTGTTTTATTCGCAATCTCTGCTGGCATTGGAATTGCTATTGCAGAAGGGGTTCGCTGGGTCATTGACGCAGAAAGTGAAATCATCAGCATAGATGATAAATAAAAAAAATAAAGGATATAGGAACAAGGGACCTAGATACTTTGAGAAGTTAGGTCACTTTAAGAAGAAGCTTAAGAACTTCTTTATAAAAGAATCTAAAAGAAAACTTAGTAGGAGAATGAATCATGGAAAGAATTGAAAAAAAACTTAGAGCGAGACTTGCTAGAGCGAAAGGTGGGCACCGTAAGGTCATCCAAAGAAAATTAGATGCTATTACAGTTAATGAATTGGTTGTAGAAACCCCTGTCCCCACTCCCGTAGTTAAGAAGAAAGCAGCCAAGAAGATTAGTCCCAAACCAGGGGCCAAGAAAAAGTAAACCAACGGTAGAGATGGCTCCTACGCTTTTCTGCGGTTTGGGACTTCGCACCTGCTCCCCGCCAGCAATGGTGGGGAGTTTTTTTATACATCTACTAATCCTTTATTTCTAAAGGAAGGTCATTATTTTCGATAAATGCTGCCCTATTCTTGTGCCAGGAGTCTCTTCCTACTAATTCTCCTCTGGAATTGTGCAAAATATTCAAATCAATTACCTTATTAGTGAATCCTTTAAGAAAAGCTTGAGAAGTATAGTGAATATCATAGAAATCCCACTCTCCTTCGAAGTATTTCGGTTTTTTTAAGCCAATTTCATCAATAACTCGGCGTTTCGCTGCTAAAAATAGCCCATCAAGCACAACAACCTCTCCTGGAGGACCATACTGGGTTGTATACTCTTTCCCTTGGGGATCTACATGGATTACAGTCCCTCTATGCTTGCCTCGTTGCCATCTAGTCTGGTCCCACCATACAGAATCAGGTCCTAACTCCATAGTTCCTGCTGGGCCGACAAACCCTACCTCAACAGGGGCTAGAGCCTCTTTTAGCTTTGCGACAAAGACCTCTGGGTTCTCCCTAATCTCAATATCGTCATGACAGAATATTGTTATATCTTCTGGATTTGGATTTATTTTTTCAAAAGCACCTTCATAGGCTAAAAATAGGGACTTTGCGTTAGAGATTATGTACACACCGATATTACAGGCACATAAAAAACTAACTAATTTATTCGTAGTTGAGGAAACCTTATTTCTATCTCTAGTACATATAACAGCGTGTATGTTCATGTACTATAATAAAGCAAGCAAACACAGTTTTTATGGAAAATCAAAGATTATTAGATGAATTTAAGAGATGTTCTGAAAGTCCTCTGTATTTTATCTCCAGTTACATCAAAGTTACGCATCCTGTTCGTGGTCTTGTTCCATTCAAACTATATCCCTTTCAAGAAAGAATTTTAGGAGATTTAGAAGAAAATAGATTTAATATTCTTCGCAAGTTTCGTCAGGCTGGTTGCACGACCATCGCAGCCGCTTACTCCTTATGGATGATTATTTTTCAGAAACATAAGCAAGTTGTTATTCTTTCTAAAGGTGATGCAGAATCAACAGAAGTGCTAGACAGAATTAAGCTTATGTATGATGAGCTTCCCTCCTATTTAAAGCCAGGAATTCAAGAAGATAACAAGCACACGCTTAAACTGATGACAGGCTCTACTATCAAGTCCAGACCATCAGGTAAGCAGTCAGGTAGATCCCTTGCAGGATCCTTACTGATTATTGACGAGGCAGCGTTTATTGATAGCATTGATACCATTTGGGCTGCTGTATACCCTATTATCTCCACAGGAGGTAGGGCCTTTGTTTTGTCTACCGTTAATGGTATCGGCAACTGGTATCATGCGGTTTATCAGAAAGCTTTAACGGGAGATAACTCCTTTAACCCTATTGATATTAGATGGCAGGAGCATCCTGAGTACAAGTACAACGAGAATTATAGCCATCTGTATGACGAGATGGAAAAGAAGGGGTTAGATATTCATAAGTGGGAAGAAACTACTAAGGCAAATATGCCTATGAAGCAGTGGTTGCAGGAGTACGAATGCTCCTTCCTTGGAACAGGTGACACTTACATTGAGGGTGCGGTTCTGAAGCAAATCTCTTCCCAAACAAGTGAGGAATATTCTACTAAGTACAATAACCGAATGCGTGTTTGGCAAGAGCCGAAACCCCACTACACTTATTTAATTTCTTGTGATGCTTCCTTGGGTAGGGATAGGGATTATTCAGCATTTCATGTGATAAATATGTACAATGGACAGCAAGTTGCGGAGTTTTATTCAAATAGAACTCCAATAAATGATTTTGCTAAAATATTATTCAACGAAGGTACGCTATATAATGTAGCGCACATCATATGTGAGCGAAACACTATTGGAAATAACTTAATCGACTGGCTCTATAATATCTATGAGTACGAGAATCTCTGGGCAGATGACAAGGATGATCTCGGATTTCAGGTTACAGCAAAGAATAGAGAAAGCATACTAGCACAACTGGAAGAAGCAATAAGGACTGATTTAATCAAGATTAACTCGACCCGAACTTGTGACGAACTAATGACCTTTATTATAACTGATAGCGGAAAGGTAGCAGCAGAGAGGAATCACCATGATGATCTCGTTATGAGCCTCGCCCTAGCCGTTCACGCTTATAAAAACCTACTAGATACTACTCCTCTTGAGTATATATCTTCTACAGAGAAAGAACAAAACCCACTAATGCCCAGTAAAAGCTATAAGCATAAGTTAAATACCGCCCACGGTGGAATGGAAGAGGAAGATTTTAAATGGCTGATGAAATAGATGATGAACTAAATGAAAGTGGGTATACCACTTTTGGTGGAACCGCTAATAGAGGCGGGGGATTTTATACCCCTACAGGCCCTATAGGTCGTTTCTTTGCTAAATTCTTTGCAACCAAAGCTCAAATCCCTGCACAAAGGGCTATTGACAACGGTAAAGTGCTTCCTGAGACTGGGGACACTGTTATTAGTACTGAGATTATCAAAGATCAAGAGGTTGATGGTGGTCCCGCTATGGGAGGAGTTCAGAGAAATCCGATCCTTCCCCAACTGGAACTTAATAGAAGAAGACGCTACAAAGAGTACGAAGAGATGGATGAGTATCCTGAGATTGGTGCTGCCTTTGATATTTATGCTGATGATACTTGTCAAAAGGGAACTCGCTCAGAGCGATGGACTATCAAATCCGAAAGCGACTTAGTTGTTGATGAAATTAACGAACTTTTTCAAAAAATTAATTTACATAGATTTCTTTGGGACATTATCAGGAACACTGTTAAATATGGAGATTGTTTTACTGAGCTAGTTTTAGATGTTAATAAGCCAGAGGAGGGTATTAAAAAACTTAAAATACTCAATCCTAACTGGATTCTTAGGGTGGAAAATGAGTATGGGTATCTCAAAAAGTTTCTACAGGAGATTCCTAATTTAGAGTCTCTTCAGTACTCTGAGGTCGGTCAGTCTGAATTGTCTAAACCTATTAAATACATTGAGCTTGATAAGCACCAAATTGTTCATTTTAGACTCCATACTTCTGATCCAATCTTCTACCCCTATGGTAAATCTATCGCTGCCATGTGTCATCGCGTGTTCCGCTCTCTTAAGATGATGGAAGATGCTATGATGATCTATAGACTTTCACGGGCTCCCGAAAGACGCATCTTTTATGTTGATACAGGCAATCTTCCCACCAGCAAGGCCGAGATGTTTATTGAGCGTCTGAAGCAAAAGTTTAAGAAGGAGAAGTATTACAATTCTCCTAAGGGAACAGTTGATGCACGATTCAATCCTATGTCTATGGATGAAGATTTCTTCGTTCCGACAAAGAATGGTAGGGGCACTAAGATTGACACACTTCCTGGGGCAACGAACCTGGGAGAGATTGAGGATGTTAGGTATTACCGAGATAAGCTTCTTGCGGCACTGAAGGTTCCTAAAGATTACCTTGTGGAGAAGGACAAATCTCCAGAACGAAAGGCTAACCTTTCCCAGCTTGATGTTAAGTTCGCTAGAACTATCCAAAGAGTTCAGGTTGACATTGAGGCTGGTTTAGAAAGTTTAGCTAAACGCCACTTACAATTACGAGGATACCCTGCTGCTTTAATTAAAAAGCTAAGAATTTCTCTTCCTGAGCCTTCTGATATGTCTGCTAAGAGAAAACTTGATATTGATGAGCAAAAAACCAGAGTTATTCAAGCTGTTCAAGGCTTGGCTCTTTTCTCTAAAGAATCTATTTATAGGGAATTCTACGATATGACAGATGAAGAAATTCGAAGAATGCAGTCTGAACTTGAAGAAGATCAGCAGAAAGATTTAGATTTGCAAGAGAAACAGGCAGAAATAGGGGCTGAAAGTGGTGCTGGGGCTGAAGGTGGTGCTGGTCCTGGTCCTGGGGAGGCTGGGGGGCAAGAACCTGCTGAAAATGTCCCCCCTACAGCCAATGAAAATAAAGTTTCTGAGTTGGAAACTTTGAGAGATTTAGTTCTAGAAGACGACAAAAAAGAAGTAATTTCTAGAATAATTAAAAAACAACAACAAAAAGCATAGATTAAGGCTATAAACTAACATATATAAGTTTAGAGTCTAAAAAAAACGGAGATAAAAATGTTTGCGAAACTATTTGAAGAAAGAGATAAAACTATTACTCACCTTGTTAAACTAGGTGATTGCATAGCCAGATCATTGCGAGA